GACTCTATGGCATACCGCTCATTCAGCTTTGTGTTGCGAAGTCGCAGCCACAGGAACGCGCCCCGTTTACGAACAGGAAGTCTTGGGTTCTGCCCTGGCTTCAAACTCCCTTTCGCCACCACTTGCCCGAGGGTTGAGGGGTCATCCGAGACGTAGACTTCGTAAGTACACCCAGACTGCTCGCGTGCAAGGAAGCCCTTCAGGCGGTTGAGCATTACCTCTACGTCTTCAGGGGAAGCAACTGGCCCGATAGTGACATATGCGTCAATAGCGGTGCCATCATCGCCATTGGCGGCAGAGTCCACCTCGCGGAGGTATCCATCTTGGCACCCGTAGATCAGTCGCCGGTCGCCGGGAAGGTCGCCGTCTGCGCTCCAGATGGAGTACGGCATCAGTCCAGCCGCGCCAAGGTCATCCTCCCACCACGCATTCGTCTTTGAAGACCAGCGCCACGATAGGGGGATATCCGTCTCATTCTCAGCGTAGGGGATTTGAGTGACTCCCAACTCTTGCCGTTCAAAGTCCCACGACAACTCGATGCGATACCGGCTCATGTCAAGGTCTTTTAGCCGGTTCTGGATGCTAACGTCTTGACCATCCCTCGAGTCCGATAGGTACTGCGGGGGTTGCCCTGGGGTCATGCGATACACGCCGCCCTTGGAGCCAAAGAAATAGATGACTCCCTCGGGGTCTTTGCACCACGACTTGCCAAAGGCCATCCCTGTCGAGTCGCTCATGCGGTCAAACGCGCCACCTTCCATCGGGTCGCCGGTCATGCGCCAGATGCTCTGGTCGCACCCGAAGATGAGGTAGTCATCGCTGTATGGGATCAGAGCGTTCACGATGTCAGGGCACAGTCCAGCGGGGGCGTTGTTTCCGAACACGGCCTGATCCGATGTGATCGTGGGTGGGAAGTAGTCGAAGTTGGTCGGCTGATCCACCGCGCTCATATACCAGTTTGTGGGCTGCTCCGCGGAGCGGGCCAAGACTAGGCGACCTCGGTACACCGCCGCGATAGCGCACTTCTCAGGAACCTCGCCAGATCCAGCGGCAGTGAACGGTGTAAGCTCGTTCGTCTTCGGGGAGTACACTATATACTTCAACCCGTCGCCCATGTACACCTTCTGACTGAGTAGCTCCATCCAGTAGTAGTTCGCGTCGGCATCCAGCTTTGCGTCGAGAGGACCGTCGAACCCCTCCCAATCTGAGGCCCCCTGCGCGTACAGCACGCCCCCCGACAAGGCGATAAGCCGCCGAAGGCGACCATGAGAGTCCGGGGCGCTGGACGTAGCTGCCAACCTCCACTTCGCTGCACTGTTGGCGTTCACTTCCACCTCCTCGTTGTTGAGGCTCTCTAAGGCTAGATACGCAAACTCTGGGCGCTTCACCTTTGAGGTCGGGAAGTCGCCGGTCGGGACCACAACACCCGAAGGAACCGCTGCGGCGTTGAAGAGGAGGAGGAGGGTCATTCAGGTAGACCTAGTAAGCCAGAACGCGGTAGGCTGAGTCTGTAGACCAGATAATAGTGAGTGTGTCCACAGAGAGGCCCGTTAGGGTGAGTGTTTCGCCACTCTTTATTGTTCTCGCTGCGGACGTCGCAGAGCCGTCAGAGGACATTGTTACCGTGAAGGGGTCGCTTCCGTCTGCTGCCCCGTCATTGATAATGGAGACGTACACCGCGTTCCTCCCTAGAGCCGCATTGATGTCCAGTGTAGCCGGGGAATCACCCGTGACAAAACTGGTGTCCTCAAAGACGGCCCAGATACCCGCGGTCCCATACTCCTGTACGGGGACGGGGTTCGCGGAGCTGACCAACGTGGCGAATCCGTCTGCCCCATAGGCCATCTTGACGTACTGGTATTGCTTAGAGCCAACATAGTCGGTGGCTACGACCTCGCCTGTTCCGGGGAGTATGATGTCATCGTCTGGCATAACTTATATGTGGTAGTCGGGGTTTATGGGTGGCAAGCCAATAGCGTAGCAGTTCTGATATGAAGTGCTCCCGCTCGGGCGAGCTGTAAGTCTAAAGAGGGGCGCACCATCGGGTCCGAAGAGGCGCATTGCGTCCACGACCTCAACGCCCGTTATCGGGTCAATGGTCCCCGGTGGGCATGGAACGTGGAGATTGTTGAACTCGTCGGCTTGAATGCGGATGGGGGTGTCTGAGGCGAACGCCAGTTTGAGGTCATTGTCTACGGGATCGCCAGAGAGGCGTCCCCAGCCTGTGCCGATAATCCCTGGGTCTTCTGGGTTGATGGAGTCCTCTAGGTGACCCATTGAATATTGCCCATCGGCCTCGCCGGGACCGGCAAAGTAAACGCGGTCGCCTTCGCCCTGGGCGAGGCCCGCCGTTGGGCGAGCCTTTGTCAGTCCAATGACGCCAGCCTTACCGTTGATATCCCTTGTCATAAGGTCACCGAACCCTACGTTGTCGGCGGGCACCTCTGACAAGAGGCACCACAGCATATTTCCATCCTGGTCGTGCTTTGCGATCATTGCTCCGGGGGCTCGTACCCGCGGGGGCCATGACTGATAGGTGTCGGGCACAGCATCGGTGAGCGGGATGTCGTAGGCCCCAAAGACGTGCTTGTACCCATTCTTATAGTGTGGGTGGACATAGCCGGTGCTCGGGAGCCTGTCCGAGATCCCGTGCCGGGCCATAAGCCAACCCTCAATCTTCTCCACCTCTGTCGAGGCCGTATTCGAGGTCACAGACGAGAAGGTGGCGTCCACGTTGTTCGACACATCCGTGCGGGTGTTGCTATTTGCCGCATAGCGAGGAGCTGTTAGGACTACGGGCGCGGTGTGGTGCCTGACCCCCTCCAGCAATGGTCCGTCCACGTTGAACTTTCTCCTTCCCACGGTAAGGACTTGCATGATCTCGCCCATGAACGGCGCGGCCTTCCCATTAGGTTGGCCCCCATCATTGTGGGTATTTCTACCAATGCCGAGGAATGATGAGTGTGGGACGAGATCCAGTTTGAAGAATGGAACGTCCAGGTTGTGGTTTGCGGTGGCATAAGCGCCTGTGAGACTCATAGGGAGCGCCTCCCACCGATCAATGGGCCTACCATTGATCCGCCAGAGACTGCGGGACATCAAGTTCCGATCATTGTAAACAACGTAATAGGTGCCGCCCACCTCGGTGGGGATGTTGGTAGTCCCAATAATGAGTGAACTGTCCGACGCCACAGTGAACGTGTCGCTTAGGAGGCCATCTTCAGAGTAGACCTTCCCCGCCGCGCCGATTGGGATGCTGAAGAATGGAGAGCCATTGGTCCAAAGACCGGTTCCGCTAGACATGTTGCCCGTCACCTCCGTAGTCTCCGCAAGCCCGCCGCAGTTCATAAATGTAAATACGCACAACCCCTCGCCTGGACTGTCGGAGGCTACATCGTCAAACTGACCCTCCAGCGGCCACCCCCCTCTGCCCGCTCCTTTAGCGACATTCAGGGCTATCGCGGCATCATCGGCCCCAGTAGCAACCTCTGTATCAGTGACTGTGCCGAGCCAGCCGGTGGAGGAAGTTATGGGGCGAGCATACCCAGGCTTAGTTACACCCGCCATATCGGTGCCCTTCGTCCCCCAGGTGTATTGTCTTGTCAAGTTATTGGCCCCGCCACTCCCAAATCCCGAAACAAGAAAGGCTCCAAACCTCGTAATCAAACCCCCGTTAGCCGCCTCGCCGCCAGCCGCGTGGCGAAGCGTAACGACCTTCGGAGACGCAATAGGCCCGACATCATCCGCCTCCGCCGTAATATTCCAGGTGGAACTCGTGGCAGCATTCACCGCGGTGGTAAACGCAGTCAAAAAGTTTTGGTTACTGGTGGGGAAGGCTCCTACGCCCAAAGTGGAACCTGCGCCGCCGAGGCCGGCGGAATGGACCACTTCGATAGCGGTCCCAGAGATGTTGGTGTTGCTCGCGAATGTCTTGGTGACCCCACTGGGGGAGAGGTTGTCGGGGATCGTAATGGAGTGGCCTGTATCAATCTTTGGAAAGACTGGGTTTGCCGCTACTGTGCCCACCCCGTGGCCGTCACCCATGCAGCCGGAGTTTAGAAAAATGGAGTTTCGGAAATCCTCATTGTACTTTCCGCCATCATACCCCGGCTGTCCACTGTAATCGGCAGACCCGCTGAACGCAGTGCTGTGCATTTGGTCGAAAAGCCAACGCTTTGCGCCTGTGTCAATATTTCCAGTCGAGTCCTCACCGGTCGCTTCGGATGTTTCGGGGCGGCACACGATGAAAAGGCAGTACGCGCCATCCCCGTGGTTTGGAACCATCGTTTTACATGATCCCCTGTTGGCGTCGGTCCCGCCACCATTATTGGATTTCATCGCCTTTGACCCGTCGAAGTAAATGGAGGGACTCCTCGTGCTCCCTACGCTCCTGTAGGTCGGCGGCTTTACGGCATAACCAGAAGTGGTAGCGCCTGCCGCCGAGTCACCTGGAACTCCCGCCGATCCAGCCGTGTAGCCCATCATATTCCGATTATTACCGGAACGATCCTGCCATATCTCCACTTCGTCCCCGTCCTCGAGGCCCGTGATGTCCTCGGCCCGAAGGTCGCACCAGACTCTTTCGGTTGAGTCCTCGAGGTCATCGATCGTCCAGCCCTCTAGGGGTATACCCACTCCTGGTTGCAGGGGGAGGGAGTCCCTAGTGGCTAGATACGGGTGCCCAGTAATGGATGACCCATCAGGGCGAATAATCATGCACGTTGCAGGGTACGGAACTACCGCCCTCGACGCCTCTATAGGGGATCCTCCTGAGAGGTTGAAAAGCGTAGAAACCCAGCAAGTCGCGTTCTGGTCGCTCTGCTCTAAAACCTTGAGCGACCCCTCGTGCATCCGAAGCTCTTTGACCCATGTGCCTGTCTGCCACACCCAATCCAGCTTGGGCTCGGTGTCGATGCTATTAGCAACCGGTGCCTGCCGAATCCGATAGACCGATGCCCCTTCGGATTTCCCTGGCCCGCTCTCCACGCCAACATGGAGGGCAAGATCAGGCCCAATGGCAAGAGGACCGAGTATGAATGCCTTGTCTTCTACGGGCAGGGTGTACGTCCATAACATAACCCCCGTGGTCCCGTTTCGCTTTTCAATCGTCCTGCCCGACAACCAGTAGCTCGACCCTGCGGTATCGGTTACTACGTTGCGGGAAGATTCATTGGAGCCAGCGTTCTCGGACCATTCCTGCTCGAGGCGGGCAAACCCCGGATCGTCCAGCTCACCACTCAGTTCGGTGTAGTTTACCGTCTTGTTGTCGTATACAACCGAGCGGACAGCGCGAAGGGGAGTGCCCGCTACCTGTGAGTTGTGGTGCTTGGACAGTCCCGCTCGCTGCGCCCCGCGCTTTCGACCCGTCGTGGGGTCAACGCTCCGCATGTTCCTTGCGTCCCTGGTAGTCTCTCCACCTTGGTCCGTGAAGGATTGGTCATCACTCAGCCCGCGCTGCGGGAATGGGAAGTCCATATCGGGAGTCATTATTCTACCTGGAAAAGGATTGTCCAATCGTCCGCACCCGCGGCGGCAACAAGCTGCACATACCACTCTCCGGTCAGCAGTAAACCGCCACCGGGGAACTCCCAAAAGCCCTTACCTGGCTCACCAGTTTCCAAACTGCACAGCATCGCCCGTTGCCCATCTGCGTGGTACAGTGCGAGTGAGGGGGCGGATGCGGCTGCTGTGGCGGGGACATGAATCGAGGTAATGAGCGTGGTGGTCCTAGACGTAGAGAAGTTTTCTACGGGTGGAACGCCTACCGTTGCCGATGTAGCCACAATCGACCCCTTGCCGTCGAGTGGATGATATGTCCCACTCGCCGTGCCTGCGGGGATGTGCATAGAGAAGTTACCTGTGAAGGGCTGCACGCTTACTCGAAATACTGCTGGATGCGGAAGGTGAGAAAGCCGCCGTCTCCCGCCCATGTAACCTTGAACCCGTCCCTTAGCGGAATCCTCATTGAGTCCATGCCCTTGTTTCCATTGTCCGCTTCGGACTCCATAAGCAAGAACTTGCCGTCTGCGTGAAGCTCAGTGATCGCGACGGACGTGGTGTTTGAGGCAAGGTGAATGCCCTCGATCACCACGTCAAAAGTCCCCGCGGTAAGCGAAGACCATAAGGCATCGCCAACAGTCGCAGAGATATCGCCCCGGCCTGTAGTGGGGTATCGGTCTGCCGCCGCTCCGGTCGATTGTGCCCAGTATGAGCCTGCGGTGGCGGGGGGTGTGGTGCTGCGGATGCCGCGCCTACTCGAGAATCGTCTAGCCATGATTAGTCCTGGAAAAGGCGCTCATCGAGCCCCGTG